GGTAACATTAATATTGGTGCAACTTTACGATTAGGTACAGCATAAGAAGAATTTAGTTTTTCTAATAAAGAAATATTTTCTTTGTGAATTTTATTAACTATATCTTTTTTTATAAACTCTTTTTCTATAGTTTTAAATTCTTTTAATAATGTTTTTGTAACAGTTATATTTGGATTTTTAGCTTCTTCAATAAATGATGGTAAAGAGGATTCATTTAACCCTGTTATATTTAAGACATTTGATATTGATTTTATTCCATTATTTTTTTTAATCATTTGATTAGAAAGTTTAACCGCTACCCCTGATATTACTTGAGCAGCTTTTATATATGATTTTTGTACCCAATTAACAAAATTTTTAAATCCACCAGATACAATATCAGTAAATTTAGAAAATATATCACCAAAAAATCCTTCTACTTGAAGATTTTGATAAACATCAAATGCTTTTGTAGGTGAACCTAAACTAACACCACCAGCATAATTTTTATTAATAAATGTAGTAGCTCTACCTATTCTAGCTTGTGCAAAAGCTTTCTTTAAAGAAACTTGATAAAAAGAAATTTCTTCTTTTCCTTTTTCATCTAATAAAGTAACTAAACCTTTCTTATTGGTTTTTACTCTTGATGATTGTTTTTTATCTGATAATTTTGAAATCTCTTTAAATTTATCAAGTAAGGTAAAACTTTTACCTTTTGTAATAAAAACAACATCTGCTGTATTAGGTTTCTCTCCAGATGGAATTTGGAATGATTCTGGTGAATTGTTATAGTATTCTTTTATATTTTTATGAATAAAATCTTTAAAAACTCCATTATGAACATCTGCTGCAGCGCCTCCAATTAATGTTACCCAATTTAAAAAAGCATTTGATGCTTCTTTATTAGAATGTACTTTAAGGAAATTTGTAATCCAATTTTTTGCTGTTGGACTAAATTCGCTATTATTCATAACTTTAGATACTTTTGGAATAGATAATTTTAAACCAACCATAGCAACTATTACTCCAGCAGCTTCATACATTTCAGTTGCAACAGTTGAATCTTCACTACTAACTAGTGAATCTACATCAATTTCTTTATTCTTGGGTAGTTTATTAGCAGCCTCAGTCAATAATGACTGAACCTTTTCTACTAAGTCTACTTTTTGGGTACGAGCAGGTCTTAACTGACTCACAGATTGTCTAAAAGACATCAATTTCTCCATTTAAATATAGTTTATGTATCTATTTATTAAACTTTTAATTTAGAGAATTTGTCGTATTTGTCTTCTTTAGATTGTTCTTGCCCCGTTTTTGAGAATGGATTGACATCATCTGGTCTACCAGATAGATTAGGGCCTTGTCCTTTACCAAATCCTTGTCCTTTATCTGCAACAGGTACTTCACTTTGCCCATGGTCTACAAGTTCATCTTGTGCTTTGAGTTCTACATCAAAGAGTTTCATCTTAGCTCTATCTATTCCAATGATGAATCTCTTATTCATTGTAGGGTCATTGTATCTGTTCTTTAATTGTTTGACACAAATCTGATTGAGTTCTTCTAGTTCTTCTGTAGATATCAATGCAAACATTAAATCGGCAGTTGCTGGTAATCCAAAACTTTCTGCAGTATCTTCTAGTCCAACATCAGTATTTGAGAATCCACCTCTAGTGGTTTGAGTTGCAGACATAATAGGTACATTCGTTTCTACTGCAAGTCCTCTGAGTTCCTCTGCAATCGATTTAATAATCGTATAAGAGTTCATATTATTTCCAGCTTTAAATCTACTTGATGCACAAATGTTTAGATAATCAATAAAGATAATATCTGGTTTGAAAGATTTCTTGATTGCAAGTTCTTTTAATAGTCCTCTGAAATGTCCACTATGGGCAGATGCAGTTGGATACTCTTTTATAATCAGTTTACCTTTTGCTTTCTTTTGTAATCTTGTAATCTTATCATCAAACATTTTCTTAGGTAAGTCATGTAAATCTGGGATACTAATATTCATCATGTTAGCATCTATTCTCTCAGCAATTCTTTCCTCTGCCATTTCTAAAGTAATGTATAAAACATTCTTTCCTTGTGATAAACAATTTGCAGATTGATGACACATGAATAATGATTTACCAACACCTGTACCAGCAAGTGCAATATTCAAAGTCTTTGGTGGAAGTCCACCTTTAGTAATCTTGTTGAAGAATTCTAAGTCAAAAGGAATTCTTTCTTCTTTGTGATGATAATAATCAAATCTAGCTTCTGAATCTTCTAGATAATCATGACCAACAGAGTTATCAAATGAAACTGCAAGAGCTTCAGTTAGAATACTAGGAATTGATTCTGGTGTTTTATCTTTAGACTTACCATCTATGATACCAACACCCTCTACGATTGCATTGTAGATTGCTTTGTCTTTTACAAACTTCTCTGTAGTATCTACTAACCAATCAAAATCTATTTCTTCTGGGTTAAGAGTTTTAATTATCTCAACAATCTTTTTATGTTCAGTATCATTTAAATCTTTTCTTGTGCTGACTTCAATTTCTAAAGATATTTGTGTTGGGTTCTTATTATACTTATCTACAAATTTTGAAATCTCATCAAAGATAATTCTTTCTTCTTTAACATCAAAGTATTCTGGTTTTATAAATGGTAAAACTTTCCTTAAATAATCTTCATTGTTTAAAAGATTAGTTAGAGCTGTCCTTTCTATTGTCTGATTCTGCATTTTGTTCCTCAATTATATCTACTAAAATATCACCTATAAGATTCATAAAATCTTCTTTAAAGTCTTCTTTTGGTATTGCATTATTATCTATTATATCAAATTTAAATTTAAATGGCATATTACCATCTTCTGTTTCTTCACCAAAAGAAACATTTCCATACTTGTAAACTACACCAGCATACTTACCACCCTTGATACCAATACAAGTTTGGTCTTGGTTTTTACTTTCTACATAAACATATGATTCTTTAATATTATTCGACATAATGTAAATAAGTTTGCATGATATACTTCGGTTCGTTTATTGGTTTTGTTCCAGCATGTAACCAAGGCCACATTGGTGGGAACATTAACATACTACCTTTCTGACAATTAGCCTTTATATCTAACTGTGGAAATGTAGTTTTGCCTTCTTCATTATCTGAAAGATATATAAAGAAAACTAAAAATCTTGAAGATTCTAGTTTTGATTTTACATCAACATGTGGTCTAAATTCATCATGGTTATTTGGTAAGTATCTTTTAATACGAATGGGCTCCCAAGTGTATTTAGTTGGCATTTGTTGTGGTGAAACACCTGTGTCTGTTAAATATTTTGTAAAATTATTTGTAAAGACTTCTGTAAATGTTTCTATTTCTGATTTCCAAATTTCAGGTTCTTTTGCCATTCTTATTTGTGTAAAAACCATTCCTCTATCATCAAATGATTCGTGTTGATTTTCAAACTGTTCAAACTTGTCTATAAGACTGTTGCAAGTTTCTGTATCAAGTACATTATTATATATTTTAATTAAGTTATTCATAATTTACAACCAGTATAACAGATGAAAGTATGTTTTGTCAAGTCTTTAATGTCCAATCTATTGCTATTCTTTTTTTATCTGTAAGTATATCTTGAGCTCTATGTGGCACTCTTGGGTCAAATATTATGAAGTCGCCTGGTTCTGGTGAATGTAAAACTCCACCATGTTCAAATCCACCACCATAAGTTTTTTTCCAATCTGAATTTAATATTCCTAATACTTTAATGATTGGCGTATCTTTGAGTTCATCTTTCTCATGGTCTGTGTGTAGATTATCTTCTCTATGTTCATCTTTCATAGAGATACCACAAAACAAAAGGTCTAGGGGAACATTAACATTTTGTTCTTTTGCAGTTTCATGAATCATCATTAACAAACTCATAGATACGCCTCCTAAAAATTTATCATGCATAGTGTCACCTTGTATGACATCTATCTTTGCATGTTTATCTTCAAAGGGTTTACCCATAGGATAATTAAAATTCCATTTAGTAGATTTCGTAACTTGATGTTTAAAGAAATCTAAGAATAATGGGGTACAACAATTTTTAACTATCGTTGCCATACTTAAACTCTTTTGTTGCAGCTTCTTCTAATTGTTTCATTATATCTTCTGTAAAATATTTTTCTGGGTCATTGTTAATTGTTTTTGCATATTGTTTACTACCATCTGGTAATTCAATACGAGTTGATACTTGTTTAAATATTCCATGTTTTATTGCCAAATCAAGTAATCCAAAATATTTATCAAGTCCTTTGTCATAAGTTAATAAAACATCAACCATTTTATTTTCCATAGTCAATCTTGATTTATGATTCTTACAATGAATTATATTACCAACAACTTCTGTACCATCTTTAAATTTTTTCTTTGAAAGATATATGATACTTGAAGCAGCATATTTTAATCCACTACCACCACCCATTTCTTTTTGTGGGAACATAGAACCAATCACATCATAAGTATGATTTGTTACAACCATTGGTACTTTTGCTTTTCCAAGTTTTAAAGTTAAAACTCTAAATGTAGCTTTGAGTATTTGTGACCTTGACATATCTCTAGTTTCTTTTCCAGCATCTGTATCTTCTACTTCTTTTGTAGTTGATAACATACCAAGTGAATCTAAACATATAAAGAGTGGTCTTCTAACATCTACATCTTGTTGCATGTATCTATCTAATACTTTTAATACTTGATGTCTAAACTCTTGTACAGTTGTTACTGGCATGATTACCATTCTCTCTGCATCTATTCCTCTATCAACAACCATCTGTTTTGTGATTGCACTTTCTGATTCAAAGTATACAACACCAGAGTTTGGATTTTTGTCTAGGAAGTTTTTAACCATTCCCATAAGGAAGAAAGTTTTACCTGTGGCACTTTCTCCAGCCAAAGCAGTAATTTTGTTTTGTGGAAGTCCACCATAAAGTGAACCAGAAATTAAAGCATTGAATATGTGAGAACCTGTATCTATAAAGTTTTCTACATCTCCTGCCTCAATACCTTCTGAAACTATTCCAGCATATTCGTTACCAGTTTCTTT